GTTCCTCCGTTGGCTGCGACATAGTTGACAACCCCGTTGTATGTCATTGCCCCGCCATAACTATTAGAATCGGCTTGCATAAAGGCAAGGGTTGAAATAGGTATTGCCTGCTCTTTGTTATACTGGTTAGTGTCAGCAATAGCGTCCCGCATCTCTGTCACCGTTGGAACCGTGGCAAAAGCTGCTTCAATCAAAGCGTTGTTCGCATTGACTTTCTGGAATGCCGTCCTAAGAGCGTCTCCCGTCCCGTCATTGGCTGTCGTGCCAATGTTCACATCGGTAAGGGCTACGCTTGCCGACCTGCTCTTAATAGGTACTATATCCCTCTGACAAGCGGTAATTATTACAAGTAAAAAAAGTAATTTCTTCATATCGTATCAACCGTTATTGTGTTATCATCAACTGTTATTACCGTGCTGTCTGCCGTGGTGCTTCCGCCTTCGCCATCTTCGGCCTCTGCCGTTCTTGTGCCTATCTCGTGCAGGTCAGCCTCCCACCGTCTCCTGCGAACATCGAACTCAGCCCTGTTAAGTACGAATACCCTCGTTTCCCCGCCTGAAGTATTTATGTCATCCTGAAAATTGCCTATCACATCTATCTGCCCGCCCTGTGCCGTTTCCAGTAGTGGCATTTGAATAAGCTGCCGGGGTTTGCTGTACTCTAAGGCTATCTCATCAGCTATGTGATGCAAAAGGGGTTTATAATTAGACTTCCCCCGGAAGTTCCACTTATCAGATGGCTCTAAAGTCTCTGAATAAGCAGGTGTGGTATATTCTATTGTACCGAATAAGTTGCCGGATATATTCTGCAATGAAGTATCTCCGTCAAACTCAGCACCCGGTACCTGGCTTGTAAATATCAGATGACTACCGGCAGACGTGAGAGTTATCCCTATTGAATCAAAAGCAAGTACGTTATTACTGACAAAATCCTGTGCGGTTATTGATAGCGTCATGGAGAAGATAGCCGTATCTGACAGCCCGCCTACCGTTACTTCACAAGCACCCGTTGATCCGGTAAGAATGATAGTATCAACCCTGTAACCATTAACTCTTTTCATTACACCTAACGCACCTTTGCACTGAGAGATGGTATTGTCCATTTGTGTATCAACAACATCACCCAAAATGTAATTATACTCCCTGATATTGCCGACTATGCCGTTATTGACGTGATATTCTGATTCAACTATCTCATCAAAATCCAGACGGCTTACCTGAACAAGTTTCGCATACGGGTCCTTCCCAAAGAGGTTATTCATCAGTACATACTCAGCGAGTTTCTTAAACGGTCCCTTGTGTTTACGAGCCTTTACAAGTATCTCGTCTGAGGTGGCATAGAACTTAACATTACGCACACCCACATGAACATCTGAACCAAAGTCAGAGCTGTAAATGTAAATAGTATATGAACCGGAAGCGGGAAGTCCTAAGAATGTTCTTTTCCATGTAGTCCATGAGCTATAACCTGTCGGTGCCGTCTCCTGTGTTATTGTGATTATCTGATCCGTTGTCTTCCACTCGCATTCTATATCGTTCTTTTCTGCTAACCACTGATTTGTATCATCATGTTTAATCCTGAGATAGAACTTTACATTTGACCGATCCGTCAACTCCCCATTAACAGTCATAAAGTCAATCTCAAAATTGAATACATCGGTAGTTGACAGTATCGACTCTGTTGCAAACGACTGCGAAATATAATGGGCTAAAGTGGGATATGTATTTTTCTCATATAGGTAAGCCCCGTTTAACTCGCCCGGCACCCGCTTACCGATATGTGTTATTAAAGTCCCTGCTGTCCTGTCCCAGTAAGCAAAGTCATAACCGTCCCATAGTGCTGTTTCAAAATTATGGTTGTCTAACCATGAATCCCTGTACCCGTAATCCTGTAATGCCGATACCTTTTTGGCCGGAGGGGTTATCATCAGCCTGCCACCCGGAATTTGAATTCTGCGAGCCGAAGGGTGAGTGGTCTTTCTCTTTATGAACTGATCCGGGTTTAACGTGATAGCCGTCTTTGTTGTGTCACCCGTGAACCACCTGCCGTAAACGGTAGCATCTAATAACTCCGCAGGTCTGACAATACAGAACACCCCGTCTTTTTGACGTATGATAGCATTGTACTTCCTTAAAATCTCAGATAAGACTTCATAACAGTAGTAGTCTTTAAATACATCCCTGTCAATCTTTATCTGGTCAAAGGGGCTGTCTGAAGCCGTGGCGAGCATATCATCTTCGTAGACATTCACATACTCCTTAAACTCTGTAAACCCTATCTCAGCTAAAATATCAAGGATGATAGCTGACTCAAGTTCATGCCCGTTATAATAGGTTATGGCTTCCTCTCCCTCGCTATAAGCTATGTTGTCAGCAAATAGTATGTTTTCAAGTATTGAAAGCCCGTCAGTAGCGGTTATGGTTACCGGATAAAGGGGTGGCTCGTAAGCCTCGGCATAGTTCTGTGTCTCTACATACCCGCTCCAGAATAGTGTATCATTACAATATATGGTAACCGGATAGTGCATATCCTCGACAGAGTAAAGATCAAGGAGTGCAAAGTTCGTTTCAGAATAGACTTCAAAGGTAGCCCGTGATGGACGCATCGGGTCGAATACATCATCTGACTCGTTATCGTAACTTATGTTAAGCGGGTTGCCGGTGGCTTTCAATAGAGTATAGTCCCCCGTATGATCCGGGTCATCTATTGAGATCCGCCACTCGACTTTCTGCAAGTCAGAAAATTCTATTCTCCACCTCTCAGCCATTTCTCCTTAGTGCCAGTGCTATGTCTTTACCTTTAATTGTACCTTTTACTTCCACTATCTGAGGCCCCATCATGCCCATAAGTTTATTAAGAGGGGCAATCACTTCCGGATTTGAACGTGACGAGTTTTCACCTACCATCGCCAGTTGTGGGCCGAATACCATACCTCCGGAAGCGAAGCCAACGAACTTACCAAGTCCCATGCCTGCAAGCCCTTTCGTCGCCCCTACGGCTAATCCTGAACCGGGGAACAAAGCCCGTATCAAACCAAAGATGACAGCCTTTGCCAGATACTCAGCTACTAATCGTTTCATCCCGTCGATCATCGTATCAATCATGCCTTTAAAACCCTCCCCTGCGGATGAGAACAGCGTGTCAAACCCATTTGTCAAGATGTTGATAGCCTCGTTTTGAAGCATAAGAGCATTAGTCATGTCCTCGACGGGTTTTTTCATCTCTGGTGCATCAGCGAGTTTATTCTGTATCTGCTGAAACTTTGCGTAGTTATCCCAAAGTTTCTGCCATGAGTTATCGGTTGCCTCAGTAAATCCCTTTGGTACGGATAACATCTCAATAAGAGGATTGGCTTTCCGTGTTTCGGGTAGCTTTGATAATTGGTCTATCCTCTTTTGTAGAGCATCAATAACCTGAAGCTGGGTCAAAAGTCCCTTCCTGTCAGTTATATCAATCTGCTCAAGATTTTCCTTTTCTAACTTTAGCTGTTCGTTAAGCGTGGCAATAGTCTCAATCTGCTTCCCCATATTCTCAAGTGGCCCGCCCGCAGACTCACCACCCGAATACATATTAACGGCCTGCTGTTCTGCTAAGAACTCTTTTGCCTTGCGGTATTCTTCAAGATTTTCATGGGTGGGTGATTTCCAACCGATCAACGGAATATCCGGATCTTGCAAAACCTTCATATAAGTAGTAAGGTCTTGGAAAAATTCCTTTACCCCACTATTTAAAACGAACTCGCCTACCTGAGTCTTTAGTTCCTTCCATGCCGTTGCAAGTTGAGCAATAGATGTGGCTGTTGTATCTGCCACGTCACCCATACTTCTAAGTTCTCGCTGAATAATATTACCGGATGCTATGCCAAAATCCCCGACTTTCGCTATCTCTTTTTGTAACTCAACCGCCGAAATCCCCAAGTTATCCATTACGAGAACTGACTTACGCCCTATACCCGTAATGATAGAATCAACAAGGTAATCAACCGATTCTCCGGTTTGAATTGCCCTCTTTGTGGCAAACTCAAAATAAGTGGCAAGCTGTTCAAGTGGTATCTTAAAGTTCTTCGCCTGAACCGCTTTCTGCATCAACTGAAGATCAGTTACCGTTCCCCGTGTGGCGTTCCGTAGGTTCTGAAGCAGGTTAGGCTGATTAAGGCTCTTAAAGGCTGCCTCAACTCCCTGCATGGATGCAGCTAACTTAATCCCTTCCCCTACGAAATTACTTATAGCAGACACAGAGAAAGCGGCCCCGATCATAACACCAAGCCTTTTAAAGCCGGCATTCATCTTGCTGAGTTGGCTCTCGCTATCCTTCAGCCCACGCTTAAACTCGCTGTTATCGAGTCCGAGTTTCGCTTTTAATTTTTCGTCTGCCATTTAATCTGCTTCCTCCACTCTTTCATTTCCTCGTATTCTTCCCTTGTCAGTAAATCAACTTTCGGGGCGTCTTTGTCCGTATAAAGAACCATCACATCCCGCACGTCAACCGGAGGGCTACCCTGCGCCCTGTGAACATTCATCAGAATAGCACACTGCAACCTCTGTAGTTCTTTGCGCCTTGCCTCCCTCGTCTCGTA